TAGTTATTACGTTTTAAAATTTTCGGGAATTGTTGTTGTTTGACCTACGACACAAATTTGTCCCACAAAAAAATAGGAGCTCCTATGGCACTAGAAACTGCTACATATATCAATAGCTTAGTTGCTACAAACCCGACTAGTTCAGATAACGTCTCACAAGGAGATGATCACCTACGTCTAATTAAAAGCGCAATAAAAGCTACCTTTCCAAACATTACTGGAGCTGTAACAGCCACACAAGATCAGTTAAACACAGACCCTAGTTCACTTTTAGACAGCGCTGCTGCAACAAGAGTAGCTGCTACTACTACAGGTGCAACAGTTACCGGTACTCTTGTAGTATCCTCAGATATTAACATTACTGGCAACATTACTCTAGGTGGCTCAGGATTGACCCTAGGGACACATACTGCAGGTAACTATGTAGAAGACATCACAGGTGGAACAGGTGTCACAGTGAGTGGCGGTGGAGCAGAGGGAGCAACTCCTACAATTGCTATAGGTCAACCAGTAGGAACTACAGATAACGTAACATTTGCTGTAACTAACGCAAGTGAAGTACGCTCAACAGGTAACGTTACTGCTTACTATTCAGATATGAGATTAAAGACATCTGTGCAACCAATTACAAACGCCCTTTCTAAAGTAAATGCATTATCAGGTTTTACATTTAGACCTAATGATATTGCTATAAATATGGGATATGAAGACAAAGAAGAAGTTGGAGTATCTGCTCAAGAAGTAGAAGCTGTATTACCTCAGATAATAGCGCCTGCTCCAATAGATGAAAATTATAAAACTGTACATTATGAAAAACTAGTACCTTTGCTTATTGAAGCAATTAAAGAATTAAAATCAGAATTTGATACTCATAAGAAAGGTTGTACTTGTCATGGCTCTACAGACTAGCGGTGCCATTTCGATGGATAATATTAGAACTGAGTTTGGAGATACAGGTTCTATAGCATTATCGGAATGTTATAAAGGAGGTAGTATTATACCTGCATCTTTGTCAGCTACTGCTACTGCAGGTTCTACATCAGCATCAACTAATAACTCAGGTCGTAGTATTGATACTGGGTTAACATTTAATAGTGGTAGATTATTTGGTTACTCTAGATGGTCAGACAACGGAGCAGCCAATATTCAATCATGGTCTTTTACAGTTAACAAAACTGGTACTTATCACTACTATTTTGGGTATTACTATGGTGGTTCAGGTAACGCAAATACAGCTACAATTGTTATAGCGAAAAATGGTGTAAACACACTTAATCAAGGGTTAAGCTCTAACGACAGTACAGCAACTTATACTGGTAGTTGTGCAGCTAATGCAGGTGATACTATCTCAGGTTCTTTTACAGGTACATCTAACGGTTGGTCATCTAATACGTTTTATATTGGTGGTGATAGCTACAATACTAGAACAATAACTGTTGGAGCTAATGCAAACGTTCCTGCATCAGGAGCTATTAACCTTAATAACTTTTACGGCGCAACTAATTCAATATAAGAGGTTTTATTATGGCTACTTTACCTGTAAGAAATTTAGGTAGTTCAGGTCTTATTACAGATATGGACGCCCAAGATATACCTATGAGTGCCTTTTCAGATTGTCGTAATGTTGTATTTGATCAAGGTAGTGTCAAAAGATCTCCTGGCTTTAAACGTATATATGAACTTCCAGTAAGTGAAGCTGTTCCATGGTCTTCTGTTTCAGGTGATTATGATAGCTATGCATACACTTGGTACGGAGGTTTAGCTACAGACAATGCTGATCAAACAAGGCATATAGCTTCTTATTATTCACCTACAAATGGTGCAGTTCTTATTGGCTGTAATACTGATGGTAGTGTTTATGATTATGTTAATGGTGAGTTTGAAGATGTTAGTCCAGCTAATAGTACTACTTCTTCTGATTTAGTAGGGTGGACGCACAATCAAATCTCAGGTTTGTCTGTGGTTAATCGATATGGTTATAGCCCATACATTAGAGATATTATTTCAGATGCTAATTATTCAAAAATGACTGTTGGTGATTGGCCTACTACTGATTATGCAGTTTCAATGAGAACATTTAAAGATTTTATTATTGCACTTAATGTTTATGAAACTAATACACAAAAACATACTATGGTTAAATGGACAGATCCTATTGGCTATAGAGCAAGTAAATCAACTGGTGTTACATGGACATCTACATCAAGTAATAGTGCAGGTTCAAATATACTTGGGCAAGCTAAAACTCCAATTGAAGATGGCTTAGCATTAGGAAACGTATTTATAATATATACACAAACTGAAGCTGTTTTAATGGAATACACTGCTTCTACGTTAGTGTTTAACTTTAGAGAGTTATTTAATGACGATGGTGTTATTAATTTAAACTGTGTTTCTGAGGTTGGTGGTCAACATTACGTTTTTGGTTTTAATAACATTTATATGCATAATGGTAATGCTAAACAAAACTTAGCTACTAATGCTGTAAGAGATAGAATTTATAATGAGCTTGATAGAAGTAAATCAAGTAAATTTTTTGTTCACTACGATAACTCATTACAACTAATTTATTTTTGTTATGTATCTAGTGAAACTGATATTGGTTTTTCTAATAGTACATATTGTAATAAAGCTGCAGTTTATAACATGATTAATAAAACTTGGTCATTTATAGATTTACCAAATGTTGTTGGTGCTGCTTCTTTAAATATTAGTACAAATTTAGGTTTGTCTTCAGAAACTACTGAAATGGCAGTTATGGTTGGTGCCAGACAAACAGCAATTAATCATACCGGAAGTAGAGCATATGCATTAGATATGTTAGAAAATGGTCAATTAAGTGGAAATCAAGAATTAGAAACTATAAAGCCTGCGTTTGTAGAGCGATATGGTTTAGATTTAGATGAAACTCAAGCACCATTACGATCTGCTAAACATTTAAAAACTATCACACCTATAATAACAATGCCTAATACATCAGGTTCGTTGTCTATAAAAACTGGTTTTAGTGAATATTCTACTACTGCACCTCCAACTTATGCTGAAACTACTACTTACACGCCTTCGTCAATGTATAAACTTGACTCAAGGGCAAATGGTAGACTTTTAGCTTACAAAGTTGAAGAAACTGCAGGTGATGCATTTAATTTTTCAGGTGCAGATTTTGAGATTACATTAACAAGCAGGAGATAATATGTCTTACTCAATACTTAATGAGCAATACAAACTACAAAACCCTCCTCCAAACGATCCTGAGCAGTTAGTTTCTTATTTATATGAAGAATTAAAAAAACTATCTGCAGCTCAGGAAAGATTACAACAAATAATAACAGAAATCGACACTAGACTTACTGCAGGAAGTTTATAATGCACAGTTTAAGAGTGCCTGTAGTAAGGCGATGGTGTTATGTCATCTCGTTAGAGCATGTTCAACCAGATTTAACACTAATACATTGTGAAATCAAAACGAAATGGTCAAAACAAGTTGATATAGAATTAAAAGATGGTTGGTATTTATTAAAGTTATGCCACAAAGGTCCGATCCATGCAATGCACGATCCTAGCGACAAAAAACACGAAAAATTTTTAAAAAAGTTTGGTTTTAAATTTAAAGCAACGCTTGAAGATCAAATGGAAATATGGATATGGGAGAAATAAAAAATGGGTAGCTTATTTAAAGGTCCAAAGACCAATACAACTAGAAATGACCCTAACGCTGATGCTGCATTTAAAATGGCTCAACCACTATTAGATTATGCGTCTAATCAAGGTTTAAATTTTGGTCAAAATGCAATAGATGCTGGAGTATATTCAGGACCAACTTTTGCCGGTTTTACTGATTATCAAAATGCGGCTCAAACAGGTGCAGGTAATTATGCAAATAATGCTTCTAGTAATGCTAATGCAGTAAATGCAGCTTCTTTGAATAATTTAGCTAATACCGGAGACTTTGGTAAAGGCTTTGCAAATATGTTTTCAATGACCCAAAATCCGTTTGGTGCATTTAACATGGGAAATCAATTAGCTAATAGTGATATGGCTAATAACATGATTAATGCTTCTACAAGAGATATTGGCAGAAATTTATATGAAAATGCTCTTCCTTCTGCAAATAGAGGATATGCAGCAACAGGTAATATGAACTCAAACCGAGCAGGTATGCAAGATGCTATGCTTATGAGAGGTGCCGAAGATAGAGCTGCTGATGTATCTGCAGATATTAGAAACTCAATGTTTAACCAAGGTGTAAACCAATATAATACCAACTTTGGTCAAGGTATGAGTGCTTTAGGTGGTATGTCTAATGCTTTTAATAATAGTATTGCAAATCTTGGTACCGGTATGAATATGGACTCTCAAGGTATCAACATGCTTAATAAGTTTGGTACTTTAGGCCAAATGAATAATCAAGGTCAGATGGACGCAAATCAAAAGGCATTTTATGATCAGTTTAATGTTCCTATGAACCAACTTCAGCAAATGATGCAGCTTGCTTCAGGTAACCAAGGTTTCGGTGGAAGTACATCAGGCACATCACAAGAAAACCCATCAACAATGCAAAATATAGGTAATATTATTGGTATTGCTTCAATGTTCTGCTGGGTTGCTAGAGAAGTATATGGACCTGAAAATCCTAAGTGGCTTGAGTTTAGAGAATATATGGTTGAAAGAGCACCTTGGTGGTTGAATAGACTTTACTGGAAATTTGGTCAAAGGTTCGCAGCTTTCATTAGCAATAAACCAAGAACTAAAAAGTTTCTTGAAAAAATCATGGATAAATTGGTGGAGGCGTAAATGGGTAAATTATTTGAAGGTGGTTTATTCGACAATAGTGGGCCACAAATTAATCCCGATCCAAATTTAGGCATGGGTAACAACAACATGCTTCCTCCTAATTCACCTCAAAGCATGATGTCTAATATGCACGACCAAAATGCAATGTTAAAAATGTATGAGCAATATAATAAGCCTTCTTTTTCTCAAAAATTAAGCGATCTTGGAGCTGCGTTCAGAGCTGCAGGTGCAGCACCATCTCAGCAAGGTCAATTATGGAACCAATTAACCCAAACTAGAACTAATCGTACATCAGATATTAGAAATAGGTTTAGACAACTTCAACAAGATAAGAGGCAAAACAAACTTGATAAACAAAATCTTGATCAGCAAAACTTTACAAATACTTTGTCAACAGACAAGTTTGATTTTCTCAAAGATCAGTACAATACTAAACAAGATCAGCTTACTGAAAAAAATGCACTCATTGGTAGTAACTTTAATTACACTGTTGGCCAACCTGAAGGTACGGTTAATAAATCAATTGAAGTTATGGATCAAATGGGTAACCCAGAAACTATTTTCCCTGGCGATCCACGCTACAACTATTACAACTCTGCTCTCAAAGCTAAAGAAAAAGCAGTGCTTGATAAACTTAAAAGAAAAGCTACAGGTATTGATATTAAAGGTAAAAAAGATGTTATCTTTGATAAAGAAACAGGAAAATACAGATACTTAAACTCTGGTGAAATTTCTCGTGATAAAGCGTATGCTACACAATATGAAAAGCAACGTCCTGCGCAAGCTGCAGCTAACGTAGCAGTTTTAGATGGTATTGCAAACGAACTTAGTACTGGTGGTGATATTGATAGTTGGTGGGAAAGAACACAAGCTATTGTAGATCCTGATGGTGACTTAGGTTTAAGAAAAATCTTTGGTCAAAAAGGTTTAGATATACAACAACGTATTGAAGGTATTGTTCAGCAATCATTAAGAGAAACTTTAGGTGCTCAGTTTACTCAAACAGAAGCATTTAGATTGATTTCACGTTCTTATAACCCAGCATTAAAACCTCAAGTAAATGCTAAACGTTTAAAAATGGCAGGTTTAGTAGCTCGTAAATTAATTGAGTTAAATAAAGCTAAAGCAGATCATTTTAAAGAAAACAAAACTTTAGCAGGTTATAAAGTAGATTATTCTGGTGAAATTAAGCAAATGGAAAATATGCTTGCAAATCTATATGCAGAAACTGAAAAAACTGGTTCATCAAATGTATCAGGTAATAGATCTGTTGGTGGTAAAGCCTCTACTGGCATAAATTTCAGAATAAAAAATCAAAATTAAATAAAATCTATGGAGACGCCTATGGCTATGATCGAGCTTGAAATCGATGGCTATGGTACTGTTGAAGTTGATGAAAAATTCAAAAAATTATCAACTGCAGACCAACAAAAGACCGTTGAAGAAATAGTCCAATCTATGTCTCCAAAAGACACTAGTTTGTCTACTGCATTTCAGCACGGTGATCTTAAATCAATGGCTAATACTCAAGAATATGCAGGTAATTTAGAGCAAGTTATTAATGATTCATTTGTAGGAGACTCCCAACGTTATTTACAAGAAAATATAGGTAATCCTGTTAGAGAATTTTTTGGCTTTGATCCTTTAAATCAAAATGCAATGTCTGATAAAGCAGCTCAAGATAAATTTGCTACTGCAGAAATGTTAAATAAAAAAGCTGATGCTTTAAACTATAAATCACTAACTACAGATGACGTTACAGGTATTGGATCAGGTATTCAGTATGGTGCACAAAAAATGGCTGAGTCATTACCATATATGATGACAGCTGTTGCTCCTGTTCCAGGTTCTTCTGCTGCATTAATGTCAGGTGAAGCATTTCAAGAAGTAAAAGATATAGAAGGTGTAGACCAAGCTACTAAAGTATCTGAAGCAGGTGGTGCAGGAATACTTATGGGTGTTCTTGAAAATATTGGTGCCGGTTTTGTAATGAAACTTATACCAAGTGCTGTCAAAAGCTCTGGTGCTAAAGGTATTTCATCATGGCTTACTGCTAATGGTTTTGGTCGTATTGCTACTGCATTTACAAAAGCTGCAGCCGCTGAAGGTTTAACCGAAGTAGGTCAAGATATAATTAAAATGGGTACTGCTGCCAATTTAGGTAAAGACTATACTGCTGACGAAGTTAAAAGAAATTTAAAAGAGTCATTTTTTGCAGGTGCTGCCGGTGGTGGTGGAACTAGAGGTGGTGCTCAAACTATTGTTGAAACTGTTAAAGGTACCAACGCAGCTATTGATGCTTTTCCTAGTGGTTACAAAAAGATTGTAAAAGCTGACGAAGAAGCTACTGCTGAAGTTGTTAGAGATTTAGAAAAAACATCTGAAGGTCAAGATAGAAACAATAAAAAACTAGATGATGCAGACGCAAATTTAGATGACTTACATACACAGTACCAAGCTGAAATAGATGCTTTAGTTAAACAAAAGAAATTAAATAAAAATAATCCAAAAGTAAAAGTTGCACTTAAAAGAGCAAAAAATAAAGTAAAGAATTTAGCATCTAAAGATGACATAAAATTACTTACAGATGCTGATCCTCAAATAGGTGCTCTTGCAAGAAAACTGAACGTAATTACTCGTTTTAAGCAAGAAGGTGTTAAAGGCGGTGTATCTAAATTTACTGATTACTTTAATCCTCTTAATTTAGGTCGTGGCAAACTAGGTATAAATATAAATAGTGGAAGAGCATTAGGTGCAGGTGCGTTAGCATATATGAATCCAATTGCTTCAGCTACTACTATTGCAGGTGGTCGAGTTATTGATGCTTTAACTGGATCTCGCAATAGAGTTTCAAAAGCAATAAGGCAGTATCAAAATGCTGCAGGAATTAATATAGAACCTACTAATGATAATAGTGTTAATGTTAATCCTACAACACCTACTCCAATAACTCCGGTTATACCTGTACAACCTACAAAAGAAAAACCTAAAAGAGGTGCTAAAGGTAAGAAAAAAGTAGAAAAAGAAACTACTACAACTACTGCTCAAGATCCAAACGGTGTTCCTGATTATGTTAAAAATCCATTAGCATATAAAGAAGCTGTAAATAGAGCAGTTGAAATGTCAAATGCTGCTGTTAAAGCTGCACCCAACGATGCTTTAAAAGTGGTTGTACTTGATATTGCAAATCAAAGAACACCTGCTCTTAAAAAAGCAAAGTTTGAGCAAGCTAAAATGCAATATCCTGAGCATGCTACATTTTTAGATCAAGTAGTAGAACCTATGACACAGTTTGGACCTAAGGAAGTCGATACTGAGTCAGTTGTGCAAGAGTCAAGATTTCCTTCAGTAAATGAATTAAAATCTGAAGCAGAAAACTATTATGGTGAGCGTGTAGAAATATTACATCATGGAACAAGTAAAGATACTGCTCAAACAATAGAGCAACAAGGCTTTAATGGTTCTGCTTTTATGACTGCAATACCAGAAAAAGCTGATGGTTTTGCTCAAGATTATAGAGGTCAACCTGACAATGGTAGAACTACTACAATATGGCCAAGATCTGTTTTTGAAAGATTAGTTAAAAATGGTTTAATTAAACGTAATACTATGGAAGGTAATGCTACACAATTAGTACAATACGAAGTAGCACCAGAAGCTATTAATCAAGCTTATGATACAGTTAGAACTAGATCATTATTTAAACCTAATAATAAATTATCAGACAAAGATAAAGCTGCTTTAATTGCTAGAGCTTTAACTGAAGGTTTTAAGGTTAATTATAATTCATCTCAAAACTCTTTTATAAGAAGACAGCAGTTAATTAATCTTACTAAAGATGCTGATAAAACTACTGTTCTTCACGAAATATTTCATGCAGTTGAAGATCGTTTAAGTAAAGCTGAAATGGACAAACTTAAGTCTCACCCTTTATACGATACTGTTAAAAAAGAAGTGCAGGAGTTATATCCTGAATTATCTTCGATTGCTCAAGAAATGGAAGTATTAGCTGAGATGTCGGCTAGACTTGAGAATGCAAGATATAACGAAGTTGGACCAAAGTATATTTTAGGTAAAATTAAAGACCTTATTGAAAGGTTTTTGTCATTACTTAAAGGTGATGGTTTTATGACTGTTAATAGTGTTTTAGATAACATCTACACAGGTAAAACATATCAACAAGGCATAAATGAAGAATATGCTGAAATGATGGTTCCAACTACTCAGTTTGCTAAAGTAAAGCACGGAAGTCCTATGCTTAAAAAGCGTAGAGAAGATTTAGATAAAATTCAAAAAAATGCTATTGAAATAGAAAAAAATAGAGAAGTTATTGATGCAGCATTTAATGAAAAAATAGAAAATCTTGCTAATAACTTAGATATAGAAGGTATTAATGCTAATACTTTAAAAGCTATTTTAGGTCAAATAACACCTGATACAGACGTTTCTATGTTAGCTGTTGCTTATCTTAAAGCTATTGATTTAATGGAACCAAACGGTCGTATTGTTGATTTAGTTGAAACCAAAGAAGGCAATGAAGTTGAAGAAGCATTAGCTCCTCATCGCGAAAACTTTTTAATTATAATGAAAGCATTACAAGAAAGTGGTGCAATAAGTGATTTTGAAGTTGCATTTAGAACAAGTGCTGGCGGTGTAATGTATCCAATTTATACGGTAGAGCCAAAAGACTCTGCTTTGAAAAATAAAGCCGATCAAAATAATGCTCGTAAATACGTTAACAGAGCTACAAAAGAACCTCGTACAGAAAAGCCAAAAATAAATGGTCACCCATTAGGAAGTTACGACAATACTGTTGAATTTATAGAAAGAGAGCAACAACAGCCTCTAGTTATAAACGACATGATATACAAATTACTTGCGGGCATGATGACTAAACCAAGGCATTATAGAGGATTAGATTTAGTCTTTAAAAAAGATGGAACTACTGATAGTGCATATACGTTGGCTGCTGCAGAAGCATTAAAACAATATGAAGATAACCAAACTGATAAAGGTGGTATGTCTCCAGTTTATATGCTTAGACGCGCTCAAGATAGATTACGTATAGATACATTAAATGGTTCTGCTTCATACCAAGGTAAAGCCGGTAAAGCAATATGGGAATTTCCAAACTGGAGACCATTAGGCGCAACTGGTTTTGAAAGTTTCTTACACTCTATTAGAGATCATTTAGGTATAGGTAATGAAATTCCATACAACCAAAGAGCAGGAATTTTATTTGGTACAGTTCAGCAATACATGGACTTAGCAGGAAGACCTAGATCAGAATTTTTAAATGATGAAGATCTTAATATGCCTTTAATTGATTACTTGGTTGCAGGTTCAAAAATGAAAGGTGGCAACATCTTCGCTTATCAGCGAGGTGGTGCTCCAATGATTTTTAACGATAAAAGAGATGCAAAAACTATTTATCAGAAAAATCATGCTGTTTTTGATGTATCAGATCACGGTTTTGAAATACAAAGATTAGCTGTAGAAATTGGAAGAATGAGAGCATTTTTAGAAGGTAAAGACGCTTCATTTAAGAAAATACCTACAAGTGAATTATTTCAAAATGAAGAAGCAATAAACTTACTTCAAGGCTTTAATTCAGCTTATCCAGTATGGTTTGATGGTACTTCTTCGGCATATCAGTTACACGCCGCACTTACAGGAGACCCAGGACTATCTCAAGTAGCTAATTTACTTAGCATGGATCCTGATGCACCTGGAGGAGATTTATACAGACTTCCTGCAGATCATATACAAGAAGTAACTGGTTTAGGTGCAACTAAATCTCGTAAAGTAGCAAAGAAATTCTTAGCTAATAGAAGATCATATGGACAAGTAAAAATAACTGCTAGAGGTGCAGGGTTTGACGAATTAGCTAAACAATTACCTGAACAGTTTAATGACATGAAAGATCCTGAACAAAAAGAAACTCTTAAAAATATTCAAAATAAATTAGAGTTAATTTTTGATCAAAATTATCCTGGTGCTGCAATGGCTGAAGGAATAGCAAAAGCTATAGCTTCAACTATGTTTGATTTATATGGTAAAGATAATTTTGCAGTTCGTGTTCCATTACCTGACGGTGACGTTTCTGTATATACTGGTAAATTACCTGATAGTACAAAACGAAGAGTTAATTGGGAAATTGGTAAAGATAAAAAGATAGGTGTTCCAGTATATCAAGATAAACTTGCAATTACTGGTTTTGCAGCTTTCTTAAATCACTCATTAGATGCTTACGTACAAAGAGCGTTAGCTAAAAGATTACGAGATCGTGGTGTTCCAGGCTTTATGCATACACATGATGCATTTGCTACACACCCGGTTCATGGTCAAGAAATGAGAGAAATATATCATGAAATTTTATTAGAGATTGCTTCTTCTCCAATTTATGAAGAAGTAGTTAAAGCTAATGGAATTGATCCTGATTCAGTAACTGTAAAGTACAATGTTCAATCTGAAGAAGGTTCGGTAAAGCAAGAAATGTCTTTATCAGAAATTCTTAATCTTATTAGACAAATGAAAGACGCTACGTTTAGCAATAATTCAGGCATAAACTACTATGCCTTGTCTTAAGTGTGACGAATTAATTTAAGGAGAGTAAATTGAAAGTAAACGAATATTTTAAATTGTTAGAAAATTTCGATTATATGTGGGCAGACAATAGACTTACCGTAAAAGGTAAAATAGCTATTGGTCGTGAATTTGTAAATTCATTACCACCTGTTCAGATGGTTAGATCCACAATAAATATTAGAAATTTTTTAGTAGAATATTTTGTAAATACCATTAATGGAGCAGCTGATGCAGAAGAGGCAAAGCAGGGCAAAGTGGAAACCAGTAGTGGGAGCAAAATGGACGGAAAAAAATCTGCACAAGCACCCAAACAAACTTCTAAAGGAAAAAGGCGGTCCTGAGTATGAAAGACTTTGCGAGCATCTTCGAACAATGGCTAGGACTAAAGCAGGTCGCCCAAGTGGGTTACCTGACGGGTGGGGTAAAAAACAAAAAGAACTTGCCGAAGAAAGAGCCAAAATTAAAACAAAAGCAAAAGAGAAAGTAGATAAAATGATCGAACAAGGATTATTACCTGATGATGACAATATTGCTAAAAGAGCAGTCACAGTCCTACTCGAAATTGCTGAAGGTCCTGATGCTGCTAATACAAAAGCAGGCGCAGCAAAGGCATTACTAGAGTTTACAAAGCAAAAACCTGTAAATAAATTAGAAGTAAAGGCAGTCGCTGAAGAGTGGTTGGCAAGTTTAGATGAACCAAAAAGCATTGACGATACGAAAGCAATTGAGGGATAATTTTGAATTTTATTCTAAAAACTGTTTAAAAATACGTACTAAAGATGGTGATGTTGTAAATTTAAAACCCAATATCGCACAATCACAATTACTAAATATCATAAATACTCAATATGAAAAAGAAGGCAAAATTCGTGTTATAATTCTTAAAGCTCGTCAAATGGGATTATCTACTATGGTAGGTGGTTGGTTATATTGGTGGCTATCACAACGTAAAGCACAAAGAGGTATGGTTGTTACACATCATGCTGACTCTACAAGAGCTTTATTTGATATGACAAGAAGATACCACGATAACTGTCCTGAACCAGTTAAACCTCACACAAAGTACTCATCAAGAAAAGAAATAAACTTTAACTTTCTTGATAGTTCTTATGTTGTTGCTACTGCAGGTGGTGACTCAATTGCACGAGGAGAAACTATTACAGTTTGTCATTTATCAGAATTAGCTTTCTGGTCTCCATCGACGGCTGAAGAAAACTTTAATGCTATTATGCAAGCAGTACCAAATAAAGATAATACTGCTGTATTTATAGAGTCTACGGCTAATGGTGTTTCAGGTAAATTTTATGATTTATGGAGAGGTGCTATTGAAGGCACTAATGGTTTTATTCCAGTATTTTTACCTTGGTTTATTCAAGATGAATATGCTGAACAAGCACCAGAAAATATGGATTACACACCTGATGAATTAGAACTTAAAAAAGAACATAATTTAACAGATGACCAATTAGCATTTAGACGTAAAAAAATAGCTCAAAACGGTATTGACTTATTCAGACAAGAATATCCAGCAAACGCTGATGAAGCATTTTTGACATCTGGTAGACCTATTTTTAATCCTGACCAAATTATGGAAATGATTGATAAATCAGAACCAGTAAAGCAACGATTAGCATTAGAAGAAGAAACATGGAATGTTCACCCAAGAGGTGAATTAGTTTTATACAAAGATGTTGATCCTGCAGGTATTTATACAATAGGTGCCGATGTTGCTATGGGCATTAGAGGTGGAGATTATTCTGTAGCTCAAATACTAGATGAAAATAAAAATTTAGTAGGAACGTATAGAGCACATGTTCACCCTGATTACTTTGCTACAATTTTATATCACTTAGGCGAATTTTTTAATAACGCATACATAATTGTTGAAAGTAATTCACACGGATTACTAACATGTACTCGTTTATATAAAGATTTTGAATATACAAATTTTCATATTGAAATTGTAGTAGACAAAATGAGCGACAAAGAAATGACTAAACTAGGTTTTCAAACGACAGCTAAATCTAAACCATTAGTTATAAATGAATTAAGAGCATCTTTAAGATTAAATGAGATGACAATTAATGACAAAGTAACTCTTAGAGAATTACTAACATATATTGAAACAGAAACTGGAGCTATGGAAGCTGAAAGTGGTTGTTTTGATGATTGTGTAATGGCTTTAGCATTAGCAAATTATGGTCACCAACAAGGTTGGAAACCAACAGAAATTAATAATAACTTTTATTCGGAGGCGATCTGATGGCAGATTTTGAAGCATTATCAGAAGATGAACTTGTTGCACTTTGCAAAGATGAAATCAAAGGTTCTATAGGATATTCTGATAGTGATTTAAGTAATGAGCGCGAAAAAATAATGCGCTATTATCACGGAGAACTTCCTAAAAGACAATCTAATGGTAACAGCAGTTATGTATCTCAAGATGTTTATGACGGAGTTGAAGGTTTAAAAGCATTACTTTTAGAAACGTTTTCAGCTGGTACAGACGTAATTGAATTTACACCTCAAGGTCCTGAAGACGTTGAAATGTCAAGAGTTTGTACTGCATACACAAATTACGTATTACACAGACAAAATGATGGCTTTTCGATTATGAGAGATGTCATGCATGACGGACTTATGTCTCGTACAGGTATTGTAAAAGTTTATTGGGAAGAAAAACTTGATGAAATAGAAGAAGAGTTTAAAGGTTACACTTCTGAAGAACTAGATCAAGCTCTTGTCGATCCATCTATGGAATTAGGTAAATTTACCGAAAAAGATGGAAAGTTTAGTGGTACGTTTATTAAAAGTACAGACAACAGCAAAGTTGTAATAGATGTAATTCCACCTGAAGAATTTATTATAAATCCAATGAGTAAAAATATTGAAGATGGTTTTGTAGCTCATAGAAAATCTATGCGTAAAACTGATTTAATAAAAATGGGTTTTGATGAAGATTTAATTGAAGGTATAGGATCAGACGAAGATCCATTAGGTAAAAATTATGATGAAAAATATTATCGTCATGAACAAATTGGTCCTACTTCTGTAAATTTAGATGAGCATCATAGACAAGAACAAATGAAAGAAATTGTTGTTTATGAAGCATACGTAGAAGCTGATATGGAAGGCGAAGGTATTAGTAAACTATATAAAATACTAATAGCTGGTAATACACTTCTTGAATATGAGGAAGTTGATAGAAGACCATTTATAGTATTTACACCAATACCTGTAGCACATAGGTTTCATGGTGAAAATTTTGCTTACAAATTATTGCCTACTCAAAATGCTAGAACAGTCTTAATGAGATCAATATTAGATCATAGTTCTGTTACTACAAATCCTCGTTACTTAGTAACTAAAGGATCATTATTAAACCCTAGAGAATTACTCGACAATAGATTAGGAGGCATTGTTAATGTCACTCGCCCTGACGGTGTATCACCCTTACCTCAGAACCCACTTAACCCATTCATATTTCAAACCGTTCAAAAGTTGGAAGAAGATGGTGAAAATACTAGCGGCATTTCAAAGCTCTCGCAAGGTCTCAACAAAGACGCCATATCTAATCAAAATTCACAAGGAATGGTTGAGCAACTCGTTAATCTTTCACAACAACGTTCCAAGATCATTGCAAGAAACTTCGCAAATAATTTCTTAAAACCTTTGTTTCTTGAAATATATAGACTTTGTATAATTCATGAAGATAATCAAAAGATTATAGATGTTGCAGGAGCGTACGCTCAAGTTACTCCAAACCAATGGCACCATAGACAAGATGTTGAAGTAGCATTTAAATTAGGTTACGGAGAAACTGAAAGAGAAGCAGTTAAGTATAATACTATACACGCTCAGTTATCACAAGATCCAGGATTACAATCTAATTATGGTATGAAAGAACGATACAATATGGTTCGTCAATCATTGTTAGCTCAAGGTATTAAAGATGTTGATACATACTTAATACCACCAGAAAAAGTACAACCTCCACAACCATCGGCTCAAGAGCAAATGCAACAGCAAATTGCTATGAAGCAAATGGAGATGGAAGAACGTAAAATAGCAGTTCAAGAACAAAGATTAGCACTTGATACTGAGGAAGCTAAATTCCGTATGGAATTAGAAATAGCTAAGTCAGAAGCAGAAATAGCTAATATGAGTGTTGAAGCTGAAAGAAAAGATTTTGACTCTGAAACTAAAGCAGATGTTGCTTACGAAGAGTTGAAGTTACTTAAATCGCAACCTAAGGAACAGACTACAGGTATTGTAAGTCCTAATTCCTAATATTTTAAGGAGAGATATATGAGTGCGAATGAAGAGCAATTGGTCAATCAAGGCCAAGAAGCTGAGCAGCTTTTAAAAAACGAAAGTTTTAATAAAGTTGTTAAAGGATTACTAGATCAATATGTTCAAGTATTCTTTAATACTGATCCATCGCAAGGTGACGAGCGAAATATTGCTTATTATAGTGCACGATCAGTTCAAGAAGTCATTAATACTTTAAATCAACAAGTACTAATGAAAAATCAAATTTTAGAAAAGAATGAGGAATAGAAATGTCAGAGACTACAAATGCGTCTGCTGAAAAATCACCTTTTGATGCTTCTTTTGGTTCGTCCGAAGAAGCAGAAAATGCCTTTATGTCTCAGTGGGAATCCGCTGAAAAGCCAGAAGAAAACGAGACTAAAGACGACGCTAAACCTGTTGATGAAGTTAGAGCAGCAGAAGAAGCGCCTGATCAAGAAGAAGTTAAAGAAGAAAAAGCAGACCTTAAAGAAGAAGACTCAGATCAATACGAATATGTAACTGTTGAAGTTGACGAAGATGGCAATGAAACTATTGTCGACGAGGAAACACCTAAAGCTATTATTGCTGAAGATAATATGGTTACAAAAGTTAAAGTAGGAAATGACGAGTTAGAAGTATCTGTTAAAGATCTTAAACGATTACATGGTCAAGAAAAATCTCTAACAATAAAATCGCAAGAAGTTGCTACTCAACGAAAAGCACTTGAAGACAAATCATTACAATACGAAGCGTCCTTACAAAAGCTTATGGAAAAAGCTCAGGATCGTTATAAGCCATACGCAGAAGTCGACATGTTAGTGGCTGCAAAAACTATGAGTGATGATGACTTTATGCAATTAAGACGAGAGTCTCAAATGGCTAAAGAAGATTTAGATTTTTTTACTCAAGAAGCATCTAAGTATGCTCAACAAGTAAAAAATGACTATCATAAAAGACTTCAAGAAGAAGCATCAAAAACTATAAAGGTACTCCAAGAACGAGTTCCTGATTGGTCTCAAAACTTATACAGTGATGTTAGATCATACGCTATTAATCAAGGTTTAACAGCTGAAGTTGTCGATACTATTGTCGAACCTACAGCTATAGAAATGATGATTAAAGCTATGAGATACGATCAAGGTAAAAAAGTTGCCACACAAAAAAGAGTTGTGAGGAAACAAAAACGAGTTTTAAAATCAGGTACTAGTAATCCAACCACAGCTAAAAAAAGACAAAGTGACGCTATGGATAAATTACATAGATCAGGATCTACCGATGATGCAACAAATGCTTTTCTATCAAAGTGGCAAAAATAAATTAACGTCATTTTTAGAGAAGGATAAAATTAAATGGCTACATGGCAAACCTACCAAGAAGTAGGTATAAAGGAAGATATTTCAGATATTATCTCTAATATTTCTCCAACCGCGACACCTTTCCAATCATCAATTGGTAAAGAAAGCGTAAGTAATACTTTGTTTCAATGGCAAGAAGATTCACTAGCTTCAACTGCAGAAAATGCAAGAGTTGAGGGAGCTGACTTTTCTGACGCTACATTAACACCAACTACTATGAGATCAAATTATACTCAGATTCAATCTCATACTATTAAAGTCTCAGCAACTTCAGATGCAGTCGATGCATACGGAAGGGCCAAAGAGACAGCCTATCAACTTTCAAAGAAAGCAGCAGAATTCAAACGAGATATAGAATTCAACTTGGTAGGTAATAGAGCAACTGGTGGTAATAACGCTGCAGTCGGTAACGCTACTACTGCAAGATTTACTGCTAACTGTTGGGGTAATGATGCAGCTTCAAATGCAATGATTGCAAATAAAGTTGATGCAGGTACTTCAGCAACACTATCTGAGGCTAATATATTGTCTCTAGGTGATGCTCTTTATGATGATGGTGCAGAAGCATCTATCCTTATGATTAAGCCTGCTGACTCAACTGTTATTGCTGGATATACTCGATCAGCAGTTGGAAGTGGAAACGCTAGACAAGAGCACTTTTCAAACGGTGGTAGAACTCTTGTGAACGTTGTTGATGTATATATTTCTCCATACGGTGAATATAGAGTTGTAATGAATAGGTTTATGAGACCTGACGTTGCATTCTTATATGATCCTTCAGATTGGAAAATAGCAGAACTACGTCCAATGACTAGAGAATTACTTGCTAAGACAGGTGATGCAGATACCCACGCATTGGTAACTGAATATGGCTTAAAGCACGCTAACTATAACTTATCCGGTTATATTTACGACTTAGCTTAATTAATTATGGGGCGTCTTGATTTAGCTCTCCTTGCAAGGCGTCCCATTATTTAAGGAGAATTTATGGATATTAAAGATATTAAGCACAACATTGTGCAAGAAGGAAATAAATTATATACAACCAAAACCCAAGAAATACCGGATCATTTTTTGAAAAGTTTAGATTATCAAAAAGAACAAGGTGGTTGGACTGACTCTAAAGATATGATGAAACTTGCATCTATTCCAGTTGCTGTAGTTGATCAAATGCTAAGAGAAGGTATAGACGTATATAAAGCTCCAGTTAAAGATATTATCAAATGGTTAAAAAATCATGATTGTGAGCGTTTCCTTACTCATTAAAGGAAATTTAAATGGCAACTTACCTAGAATTACAAAACGATGTAAAAAATCTAATTAACCGATCCGACTGCACTACAGATTTAGCAAAAAGTTTTTTAAAAAGTGCATCACAAAAAATTCAAAGAACATTAAGATTTCCAGGATTAGAAAAACTATTTTCAATTACTGTTGGAACAACATCTTCACAACTTTATGATCAAGCTGGTGGTAAAGTTTATATACCAGGCGACTATATTGAAATGGTTCAAGCATATACAGGATTAACACAATCTAACGATGCTGTACTTAATCGTGTGCCTTTAAGTAGATTTATAGAATTATCTGGATCACTTCCACAAACTGGAAAACCTCAATATTATACTCGACTACAAAACTTTTGGTACGTAAAACCTATACCTACAGTAGGCACAGTTTTTCATTTTGTGTACAGAGGTGAAGCAGAAACATTAACTAATGATACTGATACAAATACTTTGTCTTTAGTTTCTCCAGATTTAATAACTTATGGTGCATGCATATACGCTGCAGATTATTTTAATGATGATCGCAAACCAATTTATGAATCATCGTACAACCAAATGAAATCAGAAATAGAAGAGCTTATTTTAAGTACTGATCAAGCATCTGTAGATGCAAAAGTACAACCAAGTGTTTCTTTTGAACTTGATATAATTAATTAGAGGTAAATATGGCAACATCTGTTTTTCAAATAACTGGAGCTAATGCTACTGCATTACAAACGTATGCTTCAACAATAGAAGTATATGCTAATGCTGCCTCTGCGTCTGCAGATGCTGCAAAAATAAGTGAAGATAATTCTGCTGCTAGTTTAGCTTCAATTGTAACAAACGCAACCATTGCAGCAGACGCAGCAACAAGTGCAGCTTCAACATTAACAGCTTCAACAAACCATCAAGCCGATGCACAAAAATTAGCAGTAAATCCACATAACAGCTCATTTAGTTTGTCATCAACTAACGGTGGAACCTCAGGTTTATATTCAGCATTACACTATTCTACTTTAGCTACGGCAAGTCAGTCAGCAGCATCTACTAGTGAAACCAATGCAAGTGGATCAGCGACTGCGGCAGCAGGTTCAGCTACTACCGCAGGTCATTACGCAGTAAAGATTGATGACTTAGTGCCAAGTACCTCAGACTACTCAGCTAAGGCTTGGGCAACTAATACAATAGTTGATGCCACGGGTGGTGGATCTGCAAAGTCTTGGGCAACAAAAGCTGATAGTACTACTGTAGACGGATCAGATTATTCATCTAAAAGTTATGCAATTGGTGGTTCATTAACTGTTGGATCTGCTAAGAACTGGGCATTGGGTGGAGGCTCAGGTTTTACTACATCAACAGCAGTTGCAGGTGGTGTTTACTCAGCAAAGTATTATGCCGAGGCAGCTCAGTCTGCAGCATCCAATGCACAAGGATCACTTACATCATTCCAAGCCGTTTACCTTGGATCAGGGTCTTCAGATCCATCTTCAGGTCATACTGCAGGCGATATATTTTTTAATAATACAGTAAATAAACTTAAATATTATAACGGAAGTTCTTGGATACCTATAGAAGCAGCAGCAAGCAATACGGCATCACAAGGCTTTGCTATAGCAATGTCGGCAGCTTTATAAAAGGAATAAACAATGGCTCAAAATTTTAGACGAATATTACTTAATGCCGTAGGAACATCTGAAGCAGATGCACCTGACGGAGCTAACTTCTCACACTACAACACCATTATCGGTATCAACATGGCAAACATAACTGCCAATGCTATTACAGGTAGTTGCTACCTTAAGAAAACAATAAGTGGATCAGAGGTTACATTTTACATTGTAAAAGATGCACCCATCCCAAGTGGTGGATCACTGGCAATTAACTCTAAGTTAATAGTCGAAAGTGGTGACCGTCTATACTTCAAAAGCTCAGTCGGTAGCTCAATGGATGTAGCAGTCAGCTATGTCCAAGAAATAAGTACATAGGAGCTGCCATGAGTTACATAGGTAATCAATCACAAACGGCTTACTCGGCAATGGTAAAGCAAGACATCACAGGTAATGGTGGTACAAGTTATACACTCAGCCACCCTGTAAGTAACGAAAACGACATCCTTCTTTACATTAATAACGTAAAACAAGAGGGTGGCTCAGGTAAGGCCTTTACAGCCTCAGGTACTACATTGACCTTAAGTGAGGCCATAGCCAATACAGATAGCTGTTACGTTCAGTATATCGGTCTAGCTATTCAAACAACTGTTCCACCTGATGGCTCAGTCAGCACAGCAAAGATAGCTGATAGTGCAGTCGGCACAGCAAAGATAGCTGATAGTGCAGTAGACCTTACATCAAAGGTTACTGGTGTATTGCCAGTAGCTAATGGTGGTACTGGTATGTCTACTGCTATGGCAGACCAATGGAGAAAAACTGGTGATACAACTGGAAATCTTACTCCAATTACTGATGTCGAAAGAATAGATACTACTGGGCAAGGAACTATAGGAACAGCAATGTCTGTTTCTTCTGGTATTTTTACTTTTCCAACAACTGGTATTTATTTGGTAAGAGCAACTTTTGCTAATGCAGATGGAAGCACTGATTCAAGATACATTACTGGGCAAATTCAAGTAACTACAAATAATTCTTCTTACAATTCTTTTGCTGAATCAACACCATCTTTAAAACATATTACTACAACTACATATGTTCAACATTCTACAGAAACTTTTGTAAATGTATCTGACACCTCAAATGTAAAAGTAAGATTTTGTTTAGTTCCACCAGGGGGAACAGTAATTACAAGAGGTGCAACTTCTGTTAATCTTACAACCTTCACCTTTATAAGATTAGGAGCATAGAATGGCATTAAGTAAAATTCAAGCTGAGTCAATGAACTTAGCAGATACCTATGCATTTAGTGGAACTGTAAGTGGTGCAGGTGCAATCGGTCAAGGTCAAACTCGTTCACAACCTACAAGAGCATTTGGTACTACTTATACAAACACAACTGGCAGGTCAATTTTTGTAGAAGTCAATGTATATCATACTAGTGCTACACAATTTGAATTTAGAGTTAATGGTAGTACTGCACAACTATCTTCAAATTCGGCAGGGCATTGGTGTAGTATTAGTAGTATAGTTCCTAATGGTGCTACTTATTTAGTGCCATCAGCAACACATACATCTAAAATATGGACAGAATTAAGTTAGGTAAATTATGAAACATTATATTAACAACAAAACTAAAGAAGTATTTGCCTACGAAGCAGATGGTAGTCAAGACGATTATATTAAGTCAGGTTTAGTTCCTATTAGTGATACTGCTTTGGCAACATTAAGAGAAGAACAAGAGCAAGCTAGACTTGATGCTTTAACTTATGAAGAGAAAAGAAAAGCAGAATACCCATCAATAGCAAATCAATTAGATGACTTGTATCACAATGGCATAGATGGTTGGAAGACAACTATCAAAGCTATTAAAGACAAGCACCCAAAGGAGTAAGCCATGCCCTACATAGGAAAA